CGCTCATGCACGAGCGCATGCAGCAGGTTGCGTTTTACCTGAAGAGCACAACGCCATTTGGCAAGCGCATTGTTGAGGTCATTACCAACTATGTGGTTGGTGAGGGATTCAAGGCAGCCGCGGCGGATCCCGAGGTCCAGGCGGTTATCGACAAATTTTGTAGTGACGACATCAACAATGTTTTGGAGAGCATTAAAGATTGGTGTGATGAACTCACTACCTTTGGCGAGTTGTGCATTCAGGCAATCGTAAATCCAGTAAACGGCGCTGTGCGTCTGGGCTATGTTGATCCGCAGGAAATCGAGTTTGTTGAATATGGCACGCTCACAGCAGCGGACGGCTCACAACGGCCGATAGCGTTCCCGCTTGCTGTCCGTCTCAAGAGAACTCAATACGAGGAGGAAGGCAAACGTCTCCTCGTCATTCGGACGGATGATGATCCTAACTCTGAGACCTTCGGTGAACTTACCGGCGATTGTTTTTATGCCGCGATTAATAAGGCAAAGGGCGCCTCGCGTGGCCTCTCTGAATTATTCAGCCTGGCGGATTGGATCGATGTATTCGACCAAATGATGTTTGACTGTGCGGACCGCTTCCGCTTCCTCAGCGCCTATGTGTGGCATTACACGCTCACAGGGGCTGACGAAAAAAAGGTGGAGGCATTTAAAAAGACAGTCACGCAAAATCCGCCGCGCCAGGGCAGCGTACAAGTCACCAATGAAAACGTAAAGATTGAAGCGCAAACGCCCAACCTACAGGGCGCGGATATGGCAGAGACGCTGCGCATGATCAAGATGTACGGACTCGGTGGCGTTGGTCTGCCTCTGTGGTTTTTTGCTGATCCTGTGGATGCGAACAAATCCACGGCTGATGAGATGACAGGCCCTACAGGCAAGAAGCTTACTGAGCGGCAGAACCACTTGAAAAGCCTGGTGTCAAAAATCCTTGTTTATGTTGTGCAGCGCGCCATCTATGCCGGCGTGCTCCGCCCGGACGTGGACGCAACTGTAACGTTGCAGGTTCCCGATCTGATGATCAAGGACCTGGAAAAAGCGGCAATGACTTTGGCCGCTGTGGTTAATTCCGTGTCCGTGATGGAACAGAACGGTTATATCCAGTCCAAGACGGCGGCGCGTGCCTCGCATGTTGTGCTCTCCCAGATCGGTGTGGAAGTGGATCCCGATGAATTTGAAAAGGCGCAGCAGGAAAAAGAGCAGCGCCAAAACAACCTGGTACCAGAGCAAACAAATCTCGCGAATGCACTCTTGCAGCTTCAGCAGCAAAACAAAGGTGAGCCGGAGCCTGCTCCCGCTGGAGGTGTCCAGTGAGCAAACAATCCCAGTTCACCAGCAAAGTAGATGAGCTGATCGCGCAATCGAAGAATCTCTCGCTCAAAGCGCGCAAGAACATGATCGAGCTGCTCAATGAAGCTCGCAAAAAGATTGTGGCAGAGCTTGCCAGCGTCAATCCGCAGAGCTACACGGCTGCGCAATTGAGTGTGCTGAAGCAGTCGATTGATCGCGCGATGGATGAATTCCGCGTAGCAGCAACGTCTTCTGTTGACGGTTATGAGGCTGCAATGTTTCAAACCGGCGCGGCAACTGTCTCAGCGCCGCTGCAAGCTCTGGGCCTGGAAAGCTCAACGCTGGGCCAAGTATCGACCAGCACTTTGAGCATCGTGCAGGGATATACCGCCGATCTGATCTCAGGTTTATCCAAGGATGCGGCGAGCAAAGTAAATTCCACGATCCAGCGCGCATTCCTGGGCAATCAGTCGATTACCGACATCATCACGCAGATCGGCAAAGCCATTAATAAGGGCAATGACTTTGACGGCGTATTTTCCAGTGTCGGCCGGCGCGCAACGGGCATAGCGCTGAATGAAATTATGCGCGTGCATTCCATTGCGGCGCAGGCACGGCTTGAAGACGCGAGCGAGCGCCATCCTGATTTGCAGAAGGCGTGGGACCACCTGGCCATTGCCAAAGTGCCCCGGCCCGGACACGTTGCGGCGGATGGGCAGGTTGTGGATGTTGATGAGCCTTTTGAGGTTGAGGGTGAGGAGCTGATGTACCCGCGAGATCCCAACGGATCGGCGGACAACACCATCAATTGCCACTGCCTCATGCGGCCGTATTTCGCCGCGGACACGCTCAAGCCGAGCGCAGACCAGAAAGGTCTGCTGGATGATTTGGGAATTTCAGTTTCAGCGGCATAGCCGCAAAGGAGAGCAACACAATGGCTGAAGACAAAGTACAAGTACCTGCGGCACACGCTGTATTGCCGGAGAAATTGCAAAAGAAATGGCAGAAGACCTGGCTGGATGCCTACAACGCTTCAAGCAGAGAAGAGAACCTTGATGAAGCAGGACGCCAGCAGTTCGCAACCAAAGAGGCAAACCGGCTTCTGCGCGTTCCTGCGCCAAAGTCACATGAGGAAGCAATGGACCTCGAAGATTGGCAGATCGCACATAAATCTGAGAAAGGCGGGAAGCTTCGCATCGTTACGATTGACGGCAAAAAACACACCTTTGATATGCCGACAAAGAAGGACCCTGCCGGCGACAAGAAATAGCCGGGGCAGGTTCAGTCGGACAAACTTCAGCCGAGAAGGAAGTACAAGTAAATGGAAATTTCACTTGAACAATTGCGGGAGATGGTTGCGGCCGCGCTGTTTGCGAAGTTCGGAGGAGACTCCTACAACTCGCCGTTATATTGCGTCGCTTCAACCTATCCCGATTATGTGATCGCGTATGGTCCGAACGCGGACTTGTACAAGATTTCATTCACCGTGGGTGGTGATGGCGATGGCGATGGCGATGCTGATGACATCACTCTTGGCGATCCGCAACTCGTGGACGTGGCCTATGTCCCGGTCACAGAAGCTGCAAGTTTCCAGGTGATGGAAGGCGCTGCGCTGATTGATGACGGCTGGACCTGGCCGGTGCAGATCATCGCGGTTGGCCCTGCTGGAGGTTCGCTCAATAACAGTGCTATCCCTCACGTCTATACGCCTGCTGTTGTCGCTCAGATCGCTGAAGCTGCAAACGGCGCGCGCTTCGGACGCCGGCACGCGGCCTCTGGCGAGAACCCAAATGCTGATCCTTCACGGATTGCAGGCTGGTTTAGCGATTGCAAAGTTGTGAAGGAAGCCGCAGTCGGGTTACTGCACCTGCTCAAAACTGAAACTGAAATACGCGAACGCCTCATGGCGGCGCGTGAGGCCCAAAAGATGGACCTGTTCAATCTCAGTGTTGATGCCTATGTGGGTTTCAAAGTTGCGAATCACGGCGCCAAGCAGGTGATGGAGTCCACGAAGCTCGCAAAGCTGAGTTCCATTGACATGGTGGCCGAAGCCGGCGCTGGCGGGAAGTTCCTGCATGTCCTTAATTCACGCGAAGTGATGCATGACATTCATGCGCTGCAAAACAGCGCGATCAAAAAAGTTCAACCAAACGGCGGCGAGAATGCTGGCCGGGAAAAAGGAGCAGCGATGAAAGATCGCATAAAGAAAGTACTTGAGGCGCTCCGGAAGCATGATGCCGGCCGCGCCACTCAACTCACAACCAAATTCGAGGGGCTGAAGGAAGACAAGCACGCTGATTTCTTTGCCGAGGTCTCCGAGGCGCTCGCCGATGTAAGCAATCCACCGGCGCAGTCTGGCGAGACCGGAACGCAGCACGTCCAGGAAGCCAAGGCAGTTCTGGAAGAAGCCAAAAAGCTCCAGACCAAAAACACTGTGGTGAGCAAAGTACAGGAATCGAAACTGCCGAAGCCTGCACAAAATCTGGTGATCAAGCGCTTTGAAAACAAAATCGCCACGGAAGCGGAGATCGATGCAGAGATTACCAGTGTGCGTGAAGCATTTGCGGCAGCCGTGCCAACCGGGCGCGTGGGAGGAGTAGTGCCGATTACCGTTGGATTGAACGGCGTGGATAAAGTCCAACTTGCAATGGACCGTATGTGCGGAGTCACTGAGCTAGGGCAAAGGCTTTATGCCGAGCGTAATGGAATTGAGCAACTCAAGCCGGAGCCTGGACTCGGTTTCAGGAGCGTGAAGGAAGCATATATCTTCTGCACTGGCGATACCAATTTGCAGTTTGGCATGAATGGGATTGGTGGATTCACCAAGGTGAGCGAAGCAATCTCAACCTCAAGCTTCCCCAATCTCCTGCTGAACTCCATGACCAAGCGCCTTCTGCAAGACTGGGCTGGGCCGGGCATGAATGGCCTGGATCAACTTTATTACACCGCACCAGGTGGATTGCCGGACTATAAATCGCAGGACCGCGTGCGCATGGGTTACCTCGGCGATCTTTCAACCGTGAGCGAAGCCGGCACATATACCGAGTTCACTCCGCCTACTGATGAGCGCGTGAGTTACGCTGCAACCAAGCGCGGCAATATAATTACGATCTCGCGTGAAACGATCCTGGGAGATGATCTTAATAAGATCACACAAATCCCCGGACGGATCACCCGCGCCGCAAAGCGCACGCTGAAGCAGTTCATCACAAACTTCTTTGTGAACAACACCAACTATGGCGTTGATTCCGTGAGCTGGTTCAACGTTACGCACAATAACCTGAGCACCAATCCGCTGAGCATTGACGAGCTGAATCAGCGCGAGATCGCGATCTTTAACCAGACGGAAAAAGACTCCAACAAGCCGCTGGGTCTCACCCTGGATTGGCTCATGGTAAATATCGGCAACAAAGCGCTTGCCTACCAGATTAACCAGGCGCAGACCTACACGCTGGGTCCCAACATGCCGATCCTGCCCAATCCCTGGTACCACCGCTTTGGCCCGAACAATGAGCGCATTATCGTGAACGAACTCACCAACGATCTCAATGACTGGTGGTATGGCACGCTTCCCACCAATGCTCCGTTCCTGGAAATCGGTTTCATCGGCGGGCAGGAAGAGCCTCAGCTCTTTCTCGCAAATGAGCCAACGCAAGGCACCGCGTTCACCAATGACCAGATTCAGTACAAGGTCCGCCATGAATATGGCGGCGTCATTGTGGACTTCCGCGGCGTTGGAAAGAACGTAGTCCCGTAACAAGTTTTCTGCTGATTTGCGCGCGGCTTAGATCCAGCGCGCGCAAATGCACTTAAAAAGAAGTTTTCGATTTCAAAGAAAAAAGGAATTTGCAATGAAGAATCTAAGATCCACTCTGCAAAGCTATGTTGCCATCGCAGTGCTCGCTGCATTGGTTTGTGTTGGCGTGGCCATGTCTGTGCCCGCGTTGCATGCAAAATCTTATACAGACGCCTCCGGAGGCTGGCTGAATGAAACCACCTTCGTCGCATCAGGCGCACAGACCGCCAGCGGCGGCGGCACTGTCTTTACCGATCTGGGAGCTTACTCGGCAGGAATCATCGTGATCCAGGTTACTGCGGTGAGCGGGACCTCTCCAACCTTGACCGTGAACTTCAAAAGTTGCTTCACTCCGCCCAATACCTCCAGTGCGCCGGCATTGAGCACCTGTGCGGTCCATACTGCTTCGGCCTCAATCACTGCGACTGGAGTGTATTTCATCAAGCCCGTAACAAACTTTGCTCGATGGAACACGGTGGATTACACCATCGGCGGAACCTCGCCATCATTCACCTTCAGTGTGGTGGGGACCTTTAAGCCCACAAGCTAGAGAGAGCCGCCTCTTACTGGTGGAGAGAAGAGGCGTAACTCTTTCCAGGAACGCGTGGCTGTAAATCTCGGGGGAGAAATATGCAGCCACGCGGATTTAAAGAGATTTGAGATGGCTGAAGCATTAAACGAGACGGAGTGGAAGAAAGCTCCTGATTGCGGCGTGAAAGGCTGCACCTTGTTTTACGTGCAGCACCAGCACACACCAACCGGGATCTGTACCAATTCCGGCAACGATGACACGGTTGAATGAAAAACTTTACTGATTTTCAAAACGGCGTAGCGACGCGCATCCAGGATGCCGCGGCGATCCTTGCTCAAGCAGATCGCGACGCGCTGATCACGCAGGCCGTGCAGCAGCGCTATTCCAAGGACCGTCCGCGGGTTCTCGTGACAGACGTAGCTGGCAATGGTTCCAATCTGCTTGCGCTGCCTACTGATTCCGAGCAGGCCGGTACGCCGGTGGGAGTCTTTGAAGATGGCTTCAGCCAAGTGCGCGCCATTGAATTTCCGATTGGTGAATTGCCTCCCACATACATTGAGGACCCGGATTGGATGATGTATCGCGCTCCAGCGGGCTTAAAAATATTGCTGCTCTTAATGATAGCGCAGCAAAGCGACACATTGCGTTTGACCTGGACATGCCGGCACAGTGCGGGTGGTCCATCAAGCGCGAATCCTGTGATTAGTACCACTGTGCCAGACGCTGACTTTGAAGCCGTGTGTGATCTGGCTGCCGCGCTCTGCTTTGAAGCGCTCGCAGCCTTTTACGCTCAGACACGCGACCCTTCGATAGGCGCGGATGCGGTGAACTACAGAACCAAGTCTCAGGAGTATTTGAGCCTGGCTAAGCCTCTACGCAAACGTTATGACGATCATGTAGGGGTAGTGGATGGCGATTCTGGTACCAGCGCGAGCGGCGCGGCTATTGCCATTGGCGGCATGTATGAAGTGATGGGATCCGGCCTGGACCGGCTTACGCACCGGAGGCCGAGATGAGCAGCAATCTTA